TTGTCGGAGCTAAGCCAAACCTTGGACAAAACAGCGATTGGCTCACGGGCGTTTAAGGAAACACAGTCGGAAATTGCACGCACACAGCTACAAGTTGATCAAGCTCTTGGCAAAACTAGCGTAGCGGTTGGTGTGCTTGGCAACGCCTTGAATGCACTGGGCTTTGTTGGGGTTACCTATTCGGTGGTTGGCTTCCTGAAGGGATCCATTCAGGGAGCGGCAGAGCTTGAAACAACCACGCGCAAGTTATCAGTCACTCTTGGCGCCCAAGGGGCGGCTGGGGCTCTCAGCTTCGCCCGTGAAACCGCCGAGACGTTGGGGTTGTCTTACAGAAGCCTGTCTAATACCTTTGGCAGCTTTACCGCAGCGGCAACCGCTTCCGGCGTGCCACTGCAGCAGCAGAAAGAGTTGTTTGCGTCAGTAGCAAAAGCGGGCCAAGTATTGGGGTTGACCAATGATGGAATCAACGGGACCTTTGTGGCGCTCCAACAAATTGCCTCAAAAGGCGTGGTTTCCATGGAGGAGCTGCGTCAACAGCTTGGCGAAAGACTGCCGATTGCTCTAGCTGCGACCGCCAATGGTCTAGGCATTAGTCAGCAGGCGCTGATTAAGCTGGTAGAAACCGGCAAGCTCACATCGTCTGAATTCTTCCCAGCACTCACCAAAGGATTAAATGATCTGACCGCTAATGCTAGCGCAACACTTACTGCAGCGCAGAACTTTGCCAAGTTGCAAAATGCTTGGCAAGATCTGCAAGACAGCTTCGGTACGAGTTTGCTCCCAACAGTTACACAGCAGGTAGTAAATCTGGCCGGAGCACTGGAAGGGTTAAAGGTTGATGTATCGGCAAGAGACTTGCGTCAGTCGTTTGGTGTAACGGCCGATGAAGCGACTCAGCTTGTTGGCATCCTAAAAAACATCACCAAGGAATATGGACTTAGCGACAAGCAGGCCAAGAACCTGCTAAGTAACGCCATCGCAAACACTGGGGCCAGTCGTGATTGGTTTGGTGAACTAAACTTAGGAGGCAAGCGATTTAGTCAAATTCAGTTGGAAATTGGCGACCTAGCCAAAGATTTTGCCAGCAAACAGCGCGACATACTAGGCGAAACCAATGCTGCCGTAGCCGCCGAATCTCAGCGACTCACAATTGCAAAAAAACAAAACGAAGAAAAAGCTAAAGAATTAGCAAATCAAGCGCAATTAGCGGAAGCAGTTGGCAGGACCGTTCAGGCCGAAAACGCCGGTCGCACAGAAGTTCAGCAGGCCGGACTCAATCTCGGCCAAGCCCTTATAGCATTAGAAGATTCGCGTTTCAGTATTATCCGCAATCGCAATAACTATGAACTACAAGAAGCGCAAAAGCGTGGCGCAAATGAGGGTGAAATCAATGCAATCAGACAACAGGGAGACGAGATCGACCGAGCCGCTTTGACCTTTAAGTTTAACGCTTTACTAGCACAGCAGGACCTGCAAAGACAGATACTTGCCCTGCAACAAGAGCAAGCAAGGTTAGAGGCTGAGCTAGGGTCAAGCTCGGCAAGGCTAGAAGTAGAGAAAGCAAGGTTGGGAGTCGAGCAGGCTTCGCTGTCAGGCAATGCACAGGCCATCCAGCAGGCCGAGCTTGGGCTAAGAATTGCTCAGCTTGGTACGCAGTCTGCTGACTCCAAGCTCCAGATTCTCAGCAAAACCCAGGCCATTGAGTCGCTGATTGCTGGTGTCACCAACGAAACCGCGCAGAACCAGATCAAGGCCGAAGCCGCCGCCAAGAACCTGGCGCTGTTTGCCGATGGCACTTTCAAGGCCACCAAGGGCACCAGGGATCAGTTCAACAGCCTTCAGGACCTGATAAACATCCCCCTGAACCAGCAAAAAACCTTCCAAGGGCTGGTCAGGGAGACAGGGTTACAGGTCAAAAACACCGGCCAGGGCTACTACGAAATCAGCGGCTTCATCGACGGCGCCGCCAAGGCCACGGGTGCCGCAAGGAGTCAGACCGCAGGGCTTGCCAGCAACATGAGCAGTGCTGCCGACGCTGCCCGGTCGTTCTACAACAGCCTGAATGCTGCCGCAGGACTGCCCCCTGCCCGGTTCACCGGTGGCCCGGTGGATGCCGGCCAGACCTACAGAATCAACGACGGCCCGAGCGGGATGAGCCTGGGACAGGAAGCCTTCCTGTCGGCATCGGGGGCGCTGTCGCTGATCAACCGACCCGCAAACAGCCTCTGGGTGGCGCCATCGAAAGGCACGGTGATCCCCGCTGCCGTGACCAGCCGACTGAAGGAATCTGGGGCCCTGGGTGGTGGCGCTGGTGCGATGCGGGTGGGGTCTGACCCGGCGATAGCCCATCTGGCGGCGGCGGTTGGAAACCTGAGTCAGGAGGTAGCTGAACTGAGGCGTAGAGCGTGGAACGTGGGCGTCAATGTGCGGGGCGATGGATCCGGTTTGAGGTTGGCGCAGACCATGGCGCGGATCCGTTGAGGGTGGCCTGATGAGCATTCAGCTCAGCTATGGCGGCAGCACCTTGACCCTGCGTTACCTCCAGGCGCAGCCGTTTGGTTATGCCGAAGCGGAAACTGAGCAAGGCCTGACGGCGCGGCGCTTCACCGTGGCGGGACTTTGCACGCCAGCGCAGTGGGTGACGTGCTGCAGCATTTTTGACGCCTGGCAGGCGGCCAAGATTTTGGAGGCACCCACCATCACCAGCCGAGCAGTAGGGGCCACCGTGGCGCTTACCTGCTCCGCCCATGGCCGCAGTGTCACCGGACTGGCCTGTTGGTTCACCGGGGCCCCAGCGGGCGAAACGACCGGGGCATGGGTCAAGGTGAACTTCACGCTGATCGACGCGGCGCAGCAGTTGGCTGTGGTGTTGCGCCAGAACGAAAAAGCCCGCTTGGGTGGTGATGCCTTCCTGCCTGCCTACGGCACCATCACCCTGGGCACTACCACCCTGGCCCTACTGGATCAGCCCGAGGGGTTTGAGGATGGCCCCAGCCTAGAGCCCACCAGCACCGGGGGATTCGTGACGCGGGGGCCCCTGACAGCCAGCGAGGTGCGCTCCATCCGAGGCGTCACCAATGCCGCCGGGTGGACTGCGGTCAAGGCCTGGTTTGCTGCCGCCATCGCCGCACGCCCTGGCGCATCCGAATTCTTCCCGGTGGGCGATCTGGGCCTAGATCGTGATCAGATCGTCAGCGGCGGTGCGGTGATTGAGCGCTACATCGTCTCGGTGAAACTCAAGCGGAGGGCCGCCTGATGGCTGCCGCGCCGATCGATGTCCGCGCCCAGGTATTCAGCAACCTGGGGCCCGTCGTAGGGGGGCAGTTATCCACCGATCCCCTGCAACCTGGGGTTGGTCTGCTGCGCACCCAAGGCGAGGTGGTGATCAGCGGCCTCATCCAGCCGGCCAGGGGCAGCGAGCTGCTGATGGGTGTGCGGTTGCCAGGGGGGAAGTTGACCCGGTTCCCGCGCCGCCTGCGGGTGATCAAGGCTGACGCCGATCCAAACGAAAACCAGACCACATTAACCGTCGGATGCCTGTTGGCGATGGCCTGGGATCTTGTGCGGCCCGAGATTTACTACGCCAACGACTACCCCCAGTGGACACCGATCACCCCAACGGCAGCGGGATCAACGCCAAATATCTGCGTTTTGAGCAGCGTGTTGAGCGTCTGCCTGGAGCGCTGCGGGATCACCCAAGCCACGGGCAACCCCTCGATCAGCTGGGCACGGGCGGTGGATCGCCTAGACCTGTCCGATGGCTACCTGGAAATCGCTAGCAGGATACTAGGGGAGGCTGGCCTCTACGGCTTCATTGATGCGGGCGAGAAGTTGCGGTTGCGCAGGGTGTTGGCACCTGCCAGTAAGGGACCGTTTTTGACGGTTGCGGATACGATCACGATGGAGGCGATCGGCAATCCGGCGGCGCCAGAGCAGATCACGATCAACTATCCCTCCGTTGCGGGTGCAGCCAATTACAAGCCCAAGCTTCCGGATAACAATGGGGGTGGAGGTGCTCTACGGGACTGGACATTTCAGAAAACGATAAGCCCGCTGCAAACTTATGAGGTTGAATATCAATTAACCGTAGGAGGCGCTAAACAGACCTTCAGTGATTCTATCGGGTTTGTTTCTGAGTCAACGACTACAAGCCGCTACAGAACGATAAACTACAAAGATAAAGACGGGAAGAATCAAAAGCAGGATGTTTTATTTGAGACATCTTCAGATACAACAACATGCAGCGGCGCTGTTAATGCAACAGAGTGGAAATCTAAACTTGAGAGCGGCAGCGGCGCCAGCCCAGGCGCTCTGCAGGTCAGGTCTACCAGAATATCCAAGACGTACAAAACCACCGAAGACGGCCCCGTCGAGACTCGGCAGGTTACGGAGGAGTATGAACCGCTAACCGCCTTTGCTGGTGGTCTGGCAATTGAGAATTACAATGGCATCAACATTCCTCAGTTTAACTTCCTGATCAGAAGGACAGTTGTAGATAAAACAGAATATAAAAAAACTGATACAACGGTACAAAATACTACTGTTTACCAAGCGTGGGGAGCAACATCATCCGGCAAAACGATAGCAGCCGCAACCATGAAGAATGTAACAAGGTTGCCAGATTCAACCAGGCCTAGCGCTACCGTGTCGCTGATCAATCGGATGAGCGCATTAGTTTGTAGTGGCACCGAGACGGTTGTTAATGTTGGCCGTGGGCAGGTTCCGCAACCACCCAAGGAGATCGACCAGCAAAACGAGAATCTAGCCAATAAACAAGATGATTTTTTTGCTGACGGCAGCCAAACGGTATCGGGACCAGAATCCAACCAGAATCCTCGGTTTGTTGTCTTGCAGTTCGCACCAAACGAAGCAAAGAATACCGCCACTTATGAGATGGAATACGCACCTGATAGCTACCTAAGACCAGCAACAGGGGGAGGTGACAATAATACTGGCATGGTGTTTGTCAATGGATACAGCAGCGCCGCCGCCTACGAATACGGGAGAATTGTTTATGGGATTGTGGCAGGGATGGCCAATGGCAAGACCATGACCACCGAGCTAAGCAACCTTCCAAGTGAGCCGATGGGCACTATCTACCTGGAAGCGGCCGGCACCGTGGGCAGGTTCAGAGCCAACGGCATCACCTACGCATGGGACTCCCAAGGGCTGGTTGCCGGCTGCGATGCCATGCTCGATGGCGGAGCGGGGCTGACGGCCGGTGCCAGTGGCGCCGATTGGTTCCCGATGATGGTTCCTGCCGCCAATCTGCCCGAGGTGACGCCAGCAGTCAACACCAGCCCCGTGCTGGCAAACACAATCACGGCCCCCAGCGGCTTTGATCCAATGGCGCCGGGGAATATCTGGGCCAGCTTCGGGACAGATGGTGTAGAGGGGGATGTGTACGCGGCGGATCTGACCGTGGCCAACACGGTGGGAGCTGTGGCGGAGGTAGTGCGCCGTGAAAGCGTGAGTCGATCGCTGGCCTGGATTGTAGAGGCGAACTATGACTTGACCCCGGTTGTTGAGAACCTGGTGAGCGTGGCGATTTCGTATGGGACGCTCTCAGTTTTCACCGTTGCGCAAAATCCTGGCGTTCAGTGGGTGACTTCGGTCACCGAGTTTGTGCCTGGAGCGCGGACGGATGGCCAGGGCTATAACGAGGGCGTGGCATGGGTGACGCCGGCCACCACTTTCACGCCAGGCGGCGCAAATAATGGCCCCAATCCGGGGGTGGCATGGGTGACACCGGCTACCACCTTCACGCCCGGATCACGGACGGATGGGGTGGGTGTCAACGCTGGTGTGCAGTGGGTGACACCGGCTACCACGTTTACACCAGGGGCAAGAAGCAATGGGCGGACAGTCCTGTTGTTGCTCAATATGGATGGAGCGGATAATGGTACAACCTTTACCGATTCAAGTTCATACGCTAGAACGATTACCCCCTTTGGGTCGACATTCACAAGGACCAATATCAAGAAGTTTGGCACCGCAAGCCTTCGCGGGGACAATGGCTACCTTGGTTTTTCCCCTGCTATTACGCTTGACGGAGACTTTACTATTGCGACTTGGTTTAGTGCTGATGATATAACACGAGATCAATGCCTGTTTGGAGCAGGCTTGGCCTTAGGCAACCAACAAATTTTTAGGCTGAATGAAGATTCAGTAACCGGAAACCTTATTGCCTACAGCGATACCTACTTATGGAATCCCTCCAATAGTTATCTGTCCGGCCTAATCTCTGGAGTTTTTAACCATTACGAGCTAACGAGGCAAGGGGCAACCGTTAGATTGTTCATTAACGGGAACCTGCTTGCAACCGTAACATTCTCAGGTAGCATATCAATAGATACCATAGGCGCTGGGTACGCTGGCACATCTAATCGAATCTACGGGAATATGGATGAGGTAATAATTCTCAGCGAATGCTTGCATACTGCCAGCTTCACACCCCCTACTGCGCCATACTCAATCAGCTAGGGACCGGGAAAGCTAAGGGGAACCGATCCCGTAGCCATGGCGTCAATCGTTTTCAGCAGCTTCCCGCTGGATGTCTTTAATGGAAACTGCAACAGCACGCATACATATAAGGCAATGCTGGTCGGTTCGGGCTACACCGAAGACCGCAACGCCCACACTAAGCGCAGCTCAATTACCAATGAGGTAACGGGAACCGGTTACACGGCTGGCGGTACGACCGTGACCTTGACCGGGACCCTTGACACCGCATCAACACCTCCCAAGCTAACGGTTACGACC